CGGCCTTCACCAGGAGTTCGTCCGCGCTGCCGGTCAGATGATATAGCCTACGGGCGCTGGCGTTGTCCCCGTCCGTTTGCTCGCGGCTTTCCATCTTCTCTGTGCAGGTGACTGTATCCGCCATGTTCACTCCTGGCCGCCTGTGCGTGCGCAGGTTGAATCCAAGGACCCGATAGGGCCTATGGCACCTATCCGCAACGAAAAAGGGCCACGTGAGGCTTATGGCCCCACGCGGCCCTCATCTATCTGTCAACGGCGCGCTGATCGGACGCCCGCCTTGTCTCAATCGAACTGCAACTGCACGATTCTCTTGACGCCCTTTGCGGTTTCCTCAGTGGCCTTGGCGGTGCGCTCCGCCGCGGAAGTGCCCGGCCCTATAGCCATGCCCCAGGCGGCGAGGGGGTTGAACGTGCCCGCCGCCGTGGTGGCGAGGGAAATCGCTTGTTGGGTTCCGGCCAATATCAAATCCCGAAGTCCTTCGTGCAACTTTTCAATCGGGGCAGTACTCAGGCCCAACTCTATGGCTCGCCCGAACTCGCCCTCGAATCGCCGGGCCTCAGCCTCCAGTTTCCGGGCCAGTTCGCGCTCCGCCTCATCTGGCATCAGGTCGATCTTCAGGTCTGCGATCTGCTTGTTCAGATCGTCCACGAAGGAGGTCTGGTCCTCGGCCATCTTCCGGTCTCTGTCCGCCTTCAGATTGTCCAGTTCCAGCAGACGCGCCGCCTCGATGGCATCTAAGGTAGCCTGTTTGGCCCCCAGTTCACCGGCCTTTTCCTTCGCGATTCGGTATCGTTCGTTTATCGAGGCGATGGCGCGCTGATATTCGTCGCTTATGGCCTCAATCCGCAGCTCGCGGAGCTTCTGAATCCAGTCCTTTTCGACCTCGCCAGCCGCCTCGCCGGGGAGGGCGCTGGGCGCCATGATGCCTGCCGGACTCGCTATCCTCTCAGCTTGGATGGCTTCCTTGATCGCGAGTTCGCGAAGTGCCAAGTCAAGTTCACTTCCCGCTTGCACTCCGGCAGGCGCACCAATAACCCCCAGCTCCTTCGGATAAGTGCCTGTAAGTTCGTGATACCTCTCCTGGGCTTTCACTTGTTTTTCGCGACCAGCCCAAAACTTTTCCGGGCCGAGGATCAGGCGCCGTGCCGATTCGAGTTCCTTCTGCAAGTTGGCATAATCGCTTCGCAGCTCGATGAGTTCCTTTTCACCGGCGATTATCACCCCTTCTCGCATTAACTTGTTGAGCGCCTTCTGGCCCTCAGCCATCCCATTGATCTTCCCGGTCGTCTCATCTATCGTGACGCCAAGCGCGCCGTACTGGCTTTCCAGTTGCCCGATGAGGCTCCGCGCTTCGGCCATCTGCTGCTTGTTGAGTTCTGCGGCCTCGCTGAGTTGCTGGAGCCGGTGCCAGCGGTCGGAATCGGCTTGCACCTGGCGCTCCGTCTCCTCACGCAGCGCCTGCGCCTCGTGCGTGAGCTGCGCGGTGTATTCGCCCGCGTCGCGCATCTTGAATGCCACGATCCCGGCGGCGATGGCCACGGCAGCCAGCACGGCCACTATGGGATTCGCCGCCAGGAACGCCGCCGCTACGTTCACCCCGTGAATAAGTTTCGCCAGCATGGGGAGTATCCTTATCAAATCCGCCAGGATGCCTGTAAAGTTGCCGAGCAGCATCAGGAGACCGCTCGTGCCGATGAGGACGGCGGCCACCTTGCCAAGCCCAATGATAAGCCCCTGGTGGGCCTTTGTCCAGTCTATGAAGCCCTTGACCACCTTGGGGATCGCCGTCGCCACGTCGCGCACAGAAGGCGCCAGGGCAGCACCTATCGCCCGCGCAGCGGCCTTGACGCTGAACTGAACGTCCGTCAGGGCATCGTGCAGCAACTCGGCGGCCCGGGCATCCTGGTCAGACATGACTATGCCGAGGTCGCGCGCTTTCTGCTGTAGCGCCTCTATGCCCGCAGCGCCTTGGGCAAGCAATGGGATAAGCGCCCCGCTCCCTCTGCCGAATATCTTCTGCGCCAGGGCTGCGCGCGCCGTCTCATCCTCGACGCGCGACAGGCCATCGGCTATACGCTTGAATTGTTCCTCCGGCTTGAGGCCCTGGAGGTCGCTCACGCTCAAACCAAGCGCGGCGAATGTCTCAGCCGCTTCCTTGCCGCCGCCCTGGAGTTCGTAGACCGACTTGGACATTCTCCGCAGGCCAGTCTGGAGTGACTCAAGGTCCGTTCCGCTCCGCTCCGCTGCGAAGGCCAGTTCGCTGAGGCTCTGCGCGCCGATCCCCGTGGCCTTGCTCATCTTGGCTATCCGGTCGCCGTAGGTTGAGAACTCCCGCACGCCCAGGGCAAGCGGGGCGGCTATCACCGCGCCCAGCTTCATGAAGCCCTGGCCAATGCCAGAGAGCTCCTTGCCGAAGGCCCGGACCTTGTATTCCGCCGTCCGCAGTCCCTTGACGAGCTTACTGTCGTCTGCGAACAGCTCTACGTAGGCCCGGCCTGCTCTGATCGCGCCAGCGGTGGCCATAGAATCAGCCTCCCTTGCGGCCTCTCACGAACGCCTTGAGCATCTGGATGGTGTTCTTGCGGATCGGAACTCTGCCGCCGCCTTCGCTCGCATAGAACGGGTTGAAGTCATGGGGCTTGTACGCCTTGCCCTTCTTCGGATCGCGGTTGACATTGGCTATCATGCAGAGCACCGTGCTCGTATGCTCCCACTGCTCGCGTTGGACCCGCTCGGCCATCCAGCACAACTCCCTGAGCGTCAGGGGGTCGGGGCAGATTCGACAGATTCCGGCGAGTTCGTAGACTGCGCGCCAAAGATCACCTCCACCTCTGCCGCCGGGTCGATGATCGTCAGCCGCTGTTCCACCGTCCTGACCGCCAGGCCGATCATCTCCGCCTGCTTTGCGATGGCCATGATCAGGTCCGGCCGCTGGAGGCTCCGGAAAAAACCGGTTAGCTCCTGATAGAACGCCGCCTGCGCGTGCAGGATCGCCTCGCCGCCGAGCGACGCGCCGAATTGCTCGTCCGTCACGCCCGCCGCTTTGGCCTGCGGCTCGATGAGCGCGAACACGACGTCGCAGAGAAGGACGACATCCATCCCAAGCCTCGTCAGCAGGGGAGGCGCGCCATCCTCAAGGGCCAGCAGGTCCACGGCCACAAGAGCGCGGACCCGCTTGATAGCCCCGACGTTGATCTCTACCAGCCAGTCCTTGCCAGCAGCGTCTTTGAACGCGTGCATGGCACATCCTCCTTTAACTGCCGGTCACCTCATACCAGGCGATCACTGTGCTCGGGACGGCCTTGACGGTGGCCTTCACGCCCTCGGCCAGCTGCTCGCCCCGCGTCACGTCCATGACGCTGAAGTTGGCAGTGAGGCCCTCAGAACCTGTGACATCAATGTCGCCGTCCATGATGGCCAGCGCGATGAGGCTGTTGTCGAGGTAGGCCGTGAGCATGGCGGCGAACGCCTCATCATCCGTGTCCCACAGCATCTCGATGTCGACGCCGCCATCCTTCAGGGTGCCGACCCTGGCGCGCCATCCGGCGTTTGCGCGGGTCGTGATATCGGCCTCGTCCTTCGTGAGATTGGTAGTCGCGTCGATGATGTTGTCCACTTCATCCCAATCGGCCAGGGCGGGCGTGTTCGCCTCATCGTCGATCTCCGTGGCGCACCTGTACAGTTTGCAGTCCAAGCCGAGCTTGTAAGCCATTTCCATCTCCTTTCAATTCGCGTCGTTGGTTGCCAGAAAGAAAAAGGCCGCGTCGGGTGCGTGGCCCCACGCGGCCTTCTACTTTCTTCCTGGGCGAGCGGTGATCGGCCGCCCACCTATGCAAAGCGCCGCGGCATCAGGCCGCGTGCGCGTACTTCTCCATCGCGTCCTGGTAGAACTCCTTCAACTTCTCGCGCCCGGCCTCGAATGCCGGACCCATGTAGGGCATCGGCTTGTAGGTGATCCGATTGCTTTGCCAACTCGGATGATGCAGCAATCTCGCGCTTCGCCGGGTCATACCAACTACCCCGCCATATTCCAGCAATTCAGGGACAGTGATCGACCCATAGGGTCCGAAGCCCATTCCGTGCCCGTCCTTAAGTTCCGGCCCGATCACGACGCCGCCGCCAGGATCGTAGGCATAGAAGGTGAACTTGCTGAGAAGACCTTGCTGATACCACCTCTTGCCCTCGCGAGCCTCGGCGATGGCCTTGCTGCGCTTTCCGTAAATATCATATGGAACATCGCGCGTGCTGGGGCTTGAAGCGGCCTCGCCGTAACTGCTGTAACCCTTGGCCATGATCCGTTTTGCCGCGCCGCGCACGTACTGCCCGAACCTCAGCAGCGCGTGGTAGCTCGCCGTGTCGAGCGCGTTCTTGACCTTGGCGCTGTCGAAAAAGATCCCCTTCATGCCGCCAGGCACGCGGAAGCCTACGCCGGGCATCATGCCCATGTTGGCCTGCGGCACACCGAACGCGCCGCCAGCGCCGAAGTTTATGCTCAGTCGCGGGATGCCGGGAAAGGTGGCCATCACTTCCGTCCTTTCGTCTGCGGCCTGCTCTCGCCGATGCAGGTGTACCCATCCCAGGCCAGCCCGCAGTGTCCACTGCTTGCCCTATTCATCGGCTACCTACACGCTCTGAAGGTCAGTGTCAGCACGCTCACGAACATCCTCATCTCCCGCATCTGCTCCGGCCCGAAGATCGGCTCATTCGCCACGGCGATGCAGACGGCCTCCGGCGTGGTGCCCATGTGCAGCCCATTGCAGAAATCGGCCACCTCTTCCACCAGGGCCATGAACGGGTCTATGGTGGCCGTATCCAGGTCTTCGAGCTTCTGCTGGATGCCCACGTCGATCCGGTAGTCCTGCTCGAAGCTCGCCCTGGTCAGGCGCTCGATGGTGAGGCCCTTGGGCACGACCAGGATGCGCCCAGTGGTCGTGTCCGGCAGGTCGAAGCTCGGCACGTAGCCGCGCTCGGCGGTGAGCGTCATGCTGAACTCCTCATCGTTGAGCGCCTCGACCAGCGCGTCCGCTATGTCCAGGATCATCGCCATGTCAGAGCACCTTCGGGATGAGCTTTATGATGACAGGTATCAGGCTGCCGATCAGCCCGCCGGCAGCCCCGGCGCCGGCAGCGACGCCCACGAGGCGTGCCCAGCGCAATTCCAACAGGCGCACCCGGCCGTCCACGGCGTGTACGTCCGCCTCCAGGCAGTGGACCTTGCAAGTCTCCATGTGCTTCTCAATGACCTCCCGCGCGGCCTCCCGTGCGATCTCAAGGATGAACTCGTCCAGGGGAACCTGCACGGTCTGCAATTGCTCTTTGTTCGTCATGGTGTTGCGATCTCCTTTGTGTGGATGCGCAGCGTGCCCCGGTAGGCATCGGTGTAGCGCCAGCAAGGTTCTCCGGGGCCGGGGTTCATCACCTCGTAGGTATATTCGCCGTCCTCGATCTTGTGGCCGGGCTCCGGCACGACGTACAGCGAACCAACTATGAGGTCATCGGCCGTGATGAGGTAGTCGCGCACGGCCATCTTGATCTCCACGCCGAACTCATCCGTGGCCCGGTAGAGGGTCCGGCCAATGGTCGCGGTCAGTTCAATCTCGTCATCGCCCGCCACGTAGGTCACGACGTGGCCCATGAACGCCTTGCGCTTCCCGCGCAGCCAGGTCATCCCGCTTTCGAGCATATCGGTCATGTCATCGCCTCTTCTACGAGCGAGTGGAGCGTCTTGCCATCCTGCCAATCTTCGATT